TTTACTATCAAGAATACCACTTACAAAAGGATTGCCTGCTATTCTTGAAAATAAACTTTGATTAGCTGCTCCAAAAGGAATCATCCCTCCTATACCTAATATAGCAGCTTTACCTAAATCAGATTTAACAAAATCTTTAGCTTTGCTTACTACTTTCTTAACAGGTTTAGTTATCTTTTTAATAAAGCTTCCTAATCCGTATAATTGTCTGGGTGTTTGTCCTCTAGAAATCGACATAATCTATTTATTTTATATAAAAATCTCCTATTTTACAACTATTCTTCTTTGTCTTTGTCAGAAGATGCACCTAATGGTGGCATCGCTGCTACTTTTATTTTTACAGATCTCACTACATGTTCTCTTTGTGTGGCACTATCTGGGTTTGCAATATCATCTTCTGCTTCTTTATCAGAACCATATTCATAACCTGTTTCTTTGTTTCTTAAAATTACCTCTGTTTCGCATTTTACAACTGGTACTTTTTTACCATTTATGTATGTGTATGCGACTTCACCTTCTTCTATAAACATATTAATCCCTATTTATTTCTAACAGAGAAACTACTACATGTAATCTATCTGCTGTTGTTGCTTGTGCTTTTAATATCTCATTTTCTAACAAAATGATAGGTTGAGATATCATTTCTGTTGTTGCATTTGCTGCAATAGCCTTTGTTTTAAACAAAGAAAATATAGCTGAACTAGCATCTGTAATTGTCATAGTTATTGAATCTCCATTACCAGAGTCGTCAGATACTACTATGTTTTTTATAATAGCTCTTGATCCTGCTGGCGTAGTATAAATAGTTGTATTGTTGGTAGTAGTTAAATCTACCTTTGCATTATTATAAATATTAGCCACCTATAAACCAAGAAAATCTTTCTTGCTCCTGTTTTTGCTCATCTAAAAAAGTTGAGTTTAATTGTTCTACCACTAAAGATATTGCTCTGTTAATTTGTTTCTGGTTAGAAACATCATAATCTGTTTTTGGTTCTGGTAATCTAACTACTATCTTTGCCATTAGAAACTACCTTCTGTAGCAGTTGGATCAGAAGGACTGAAATCACCTGCACCTTGTCCAAAACCTCCAGGTCTACTTCCTGGACCACCTCCAGTATCTACTTGTTGACCTGCAATTATTGCTTTTTGTTTTGCTGCACCTATTCTTGCAGCTTCTTCTCTAGCTTTTCTATCTCTTCGTCTTTGTAAAAATTCAGATAAAGTAGAAGATCTTCCAAAATCAGTGTTACGTATTCTTTGATTAAATCCTGATAAAGACTCTATTCCTTTTCTCAATAAATTAAGTGGTGTAGGAATATTTTGTAAAAAATTAATTAATGATCCAATACCAGTTCTAGATCTTTTTGCTTTTTTTACATCTTCTTCATCATCTGGTTCGTTAGCTACACCAAAAGAAGTATCTATTGCTGGTAGGCCAGCATCATCTAAAAACATACCAGGTGTTTTATTTTTAGTAGATATTTCATTAATCGCACCACTAGTATCATATTGAAAACCAGGTCTTGTTCCATCTAAATAATTAAAATCTTCTTTTGTTCCTTTATAAGGATCAAAATTATAACCCATAGTAAAATCACTAAAAAACGCGGGATCTTCTGTTCCATATCCAAAAGGATATTCAGTGCCAGGAAGTCTCATCGTTTCCAACGCGAGCATCTGCCTCGGAGAATAAGGAGTAAATGCATCTTCAAATTGAAAAGATAAAGGACTTGCAGCCTGACTTAAACTTGCAATACCTCTGTTACCAAATTGTAAACTAAGTAATTCTTGTAATTGTTCTTCTGTTAATGGTGGCATTATCTTCTCCCATCCGGTTGTACATCTATTTTAAAAGTGCCAAAACGCCATGATTCAGATACTGAATCATTTTCTATTTTGACATTAACAAACCTACCTCTGGCTCTTGTATCTTTTTTATCAGTAGATGAGGTAATTGTAAAGGGACTCAAAGTGGTGGTAGTCTCTGATTGTTGCGGATATCTCTTAACTCCCAAAGTTACTTTAGCATTACCTTGTAATGTTTTAAAATCAGGCACAAATCTTCTCATTGCAAGAAAAACTTCACCAGAAATACTAGGACCTGATGGCCGACCTTGTGCATTTCTTTGTCTTTGTTGTAGATCAAAGTCGTATGACTTTACAAACGATGTGACTGTAGTTGTTGTACCATCTGGATTAACTTGATCTGTTCCGACTTCATGTTCAAACAATGTTGTTTGTCCTAAACCAGACTCACCTACTATTACAGGAAATGTACCTGTAGCTGTAGAGTCATATTTTGTTGCAAAAGGTGTAGGATATATAGTTGCATCAATCCATGTTGTTCTAGCTTCGGTACCTATGTACCAAACACCACCTCTCATTTGTTCACCATAATTATACACAACGTATTTATCATTGTATTCAGATCCTGCAGATGGATAATACCAAACTACTTCTGTATATAAATTGTTTATACCTGCACTTACTTGTTGACCTTTTGTAGTGTCAAAATTATCAAAAACAAAATCTTCTACGCTACAAGGTAAAGATTTAACTGTACCATCAAACATAAAAAAACCATTTGGTGATAACCAAAATGCAGAACCATCTATTTCTACAGCTGCATTTTTACCTATCAAACCACAGTTTGTACCTACTTGTTCAAATCCAAATGTAAAAGGTGCACCAATAAACTTCATGGTATACAAAGCATTATCTGTCCAAACCAAAATAGTTTCTTTTGCTTTTAATGCACCTACAATTTTTGTGCCATCTTGTAATCTTTGTGAACCTGCAGAATTAATTGCAGTTGCAACATAATCATTAATATCTTCTTGATCGGAAAATCTAATAAACATATCATCTTGTGTTGATGCTGAACCAATGGTTGTTTCTGTTCCAAGATGAATTAAGTGACGTGTTGTCGGTGATACTAGTGTTACTCTTGTTGCAGTTGGATTGTTTGTAGTTGCAAAACCAGATGTTGCTGTTGATGCTCTTACTTCTAACGGTGTTGAAGCTCCTGCATTCCATGTAAAGGTTTTACCATTTGCAATAGTTGCAACTAACACTTGACCAAAATTACTTAATGACCAAAGACCTGGTTCAAGCGTTACATCATTTGCTGATGATGCTTCACCCCAGGCACCTGTACTCCAAGTATCTGTACCCCAACCATAACCATATGATTGTGCTCTTGGTCCTACGGGTTCATAAGGAATTAGTTCTAAACTACCACCTGTAGATACAGTCCCTGATGCATTGGAACTTTGTGTAATTGTAAATACAGAACTTGACGTAACAGAAGTTACTTGAAAATTTTTGTCTTCGAAATCAGAATTACTAAAACCTGTACCACCTGGTAATGTTACATTATTAAGTTGTACAATATCACCTGCTACTAATCCATGTGTAGATTTAGTTATAGAACAAATAGCAGAACCGCTTGTAGTTGCAATTGTTGCACCAGACAAAGTTGCCTTTACAGGTGTGATGTCGTATAGCTGACCTTCAAAATATAGTAATAAAAATTTATCTGTTCCAATAGCAACATATCTATTGCCATCTAAATCTACAAATGCAAATTGTTTTCTTGCTACACCTACTATTGTATCTGTAACAAGTGATGACCACCCACCAACTTTTTCTGGTAAGCCATATCTAAAACGAACATTATCACAATCAATCCATCTAAACTCAGCACCAGAGTCAGTGTTTTGTTTATCTATTCCTGGTAGGACTTTGAAATCAATTAGAGCCACTTGTTAGCTCCTATATCTTATCTTTATATACCCAGCCTCTTGTTGCATTAACATACACCAATGTAAAAGCTGAAGCGTTGGTTGAAACTACTAAATCAGATGCTGATCCATTTATATTAGATCCATTTCTTCCAACTGTTAAATTGTTAGATGCAAGATTATTTCCACTATCAATAAATGTAACTTCGTTTCCGATAGCAGGTGATGCAGGTAAGTTTATTGTAACTGCAGCACTAATACCACTTCCAGATGTGTTTACTAAAATCTGATCACCATTAACTGTCGTATATGTTGCAGATGGCGTGTAGTATCCTTTAGTTTGTAATTTACCTGTGATGTTTGTACCATCAGAATATAAAACTGTTGTTGAACCAATAGGTAAGGTTAGTCCAGTTCCTGATACAGTTTTAACTGTTAGTGTGTAATTAGAAGAAGATCTATTTGTTGCGTCTTCTACAATAAATACTCTTTCAGCAGAGTCAGGCATAGTCACCGTTCTATTAGCTGCTAGTGTACCAGTTAATTTATAATATAAATTTTTACCATTTGCTGTAGCATGGTTTGCTAAAGATAAAGCGACATCACCAGATCCTACATTTAATGATAGGTATCCTGATGCTGCTTGTTCTAATATTTGTAAATTAGTATTTGTAATTGTACCCCAGGTTCCTGATTTTTCACCTGTAGTAATTAGTTCTAGTTTTAAGTCACTCGATGTACTTGACGCCATATATTTCTCCTTATGGGTTGTTTGGGTCGATAGGTACCCATGTTCCCGTTGCCCCTGGAATTATTGCATTCCATGATATCACATTAACCGTGCCACTTGCAAGGTTTATTTGGTTGCCTGTTACAGGTGCTTCGGTTATTAATTCAATATTAGTATTGCCTATTGCTACGTTTATTCTTTTACCATTGACCGATACCACTACATTTTGAATACCTACGCCTGCAAAAGTGGTTGATGAAAAAGGTGTTGCTCCAAATAACATATTTTATCCTAACGATGTTTGAATAGGTTCCCATACCTGAGTAGCTCCTGGTACGATACCATCCCATTTTTTAATTAATACAGAATCATCTGCTATGTTTATTCTACTACCATCAGGAGTAACCGTAGCTTTTGCTACAATCGTTACAGTTCCTGTTGATAAATTTTGTCTATTTGTTGTTACGGTTACGGTTGCATTCGCTCTTGTTGTAACATTACCTATTTCAACATCTACTCTATTTCCAGTTACTGATAAGTTTGCATCAGCAGATATAGTTACTGATCCTGTGCTAACATCTACTCTAGATCCATTTGGTAATACTGTTGCTTTACCAATTGTTGTAACGTTTCCTGTATTTGTATTTATTCTAGATCCTGATACAGAATATACAGAAGCGAGTGTAGGTGTACCTGTATTTAGATTTACTCTTGATCCTGTAAGAGCTAGTGTTGCTTTTGCAACAATAGTTGGATCACCAGTTGTAACATTAATACGATTACCATCAGGAGATACAATAACACCTGTACCTTCTACAATGGTTACATTACCAATAGTAAAATTAAGTCTTGTACCATTAACAGTTACATTAGCTTTACCAACTAAACCTACCGTGCCTGTAGATTCATTTAATCTTGATCCAAGAACATTGACGAATGCATTAGGATTAAAACCTACATCTGAGAAGGCTGCTGCCGAAAAAGGAGTAGCACCGAAATACATACGAGGTTACCTCGCGTTTGCTACAACGTTATTTGTGCCTACTAAGGATTGACCAAATGCCCAATAAATTAGAGTGCCTGAATGATTATTTAAACTGACGTTATTTGTTCTAATTTTTATACCATTTGAAACAATATCTATTGCATACGTTTCTTCTGCATCATTTGTGTCTACTGCAAACTTTCTATTTTGATTATTATATCCAAGTCTTTTATCATCATATAAATGCCAGTTTCCAGCAATATCAAGTGTTTTTGCAACAAAAAATGTTGGTCTAAATCCTGTGTAAATAAATGGCCCATCTGAACTATTATTAGCGGTGTAAGTACCCATTTTACTAAAACCAGTTTTTTCTGCAAAGCAGTAGGCAATCATAGTATCACCATTACCATTTACTCCATTATCATCTGTATTACCTGCATAAGTAGAAAATGTTGAAGTTCCTACTGTTTTTATATATCCATTTCCTTGTTCAGAAGGATCTCTTTCTGATTGATTATTGTTAAGAAACTGAACATGATTAGCAGACATAGATTCATGATATACTCTCCAGTTAACATCATCAGTGATATTTTTTACTATAATTAGTTTAGGTGCAGCACCTAATCCATGACCAATAGTTGCATCATTTGTACCATTACCTGTCCATTTAACAATACTAAATCCTGCTGTAGAATTAACACTAACAGTTGAAGTTATAGTTCCATTCGAGTTTGATGATGTAGAGCCTCCAGCTTTCCAGTTATAAGCTATATGACCTGTGCTATTTTGATTTACCGCAACATTTGTTCCTAAAGAAAAACCATCAGCTCCAAAAGCTGTTAAAGTTTGTGCGTCTGTTTCTTCACCAACACTTTCATTTGTCATTATTCTTTTAGTAGTTCCTCTCTGAGCATCAAAAGTAGTATGTGAGTAAGTTGAAGTTCTATTTTTAATCCATACCCAATCAGGTTGAAAACCAATTCCAGTTATAGATTGTGTTGAACCATTACCCGTATACAATTTGCCATTGTAATGTAATGAAGATTTATTAACCGTTGTATAAGCCATTATATATTTAATCCTTTTGTACAAAGCGCAGTATAACCTGTTGGAACATTATATTCAAATATTCCATTACCGCTTGCGTTAGTTCCTGCACTAGATACCGCTGTTGTTCCAAAGTAGCCATTGCCGAAGTTAAAATCAACATCTGTTTTATCACTACCAGATCCAACAGATGAACCAAAATAAGTACACATAGGGCTACCATTTAAAATATAAGTTGTGTCTGTCACAATTGCTCCTGTTTTATTAGCACCACTTGTTGGATCACCACCACTTGAACCAGTTAAAGTTAGGTAAGTTCCATTTCTACCAACATAAATTGCTTTGTTATCTAAATCCATAGCAATATTAACAATATCACCATCAGAATAATCACCAGAAGCAGTAGTTTCTGTAGTAGTTCCATTAATAGTTACTAAAAGTTTTGCATTTTTAAGACTAATCTCTAGACCAGAATATGAACCTTGAATTGTGCTTGTACCTGTAATACTTTCATAATTTGCTACACCAACTCTACCTCTATCCCCTTGTCCAGCCTCAATTATTTTTGCTTCCCAATACCATTTACCAGTTGTGGGCATTATAGTTCCTAAAGCACCACCAAAACTACCAGCAGAAGATCTTTCAATTGAAGTTGCACCATTTGATATAGTAAAGTTACCTGCTGTTGGATGTATTGGATTTAAAACATTATAAACATTGCTAGGATTATCTTGTGTTGGTATTAAATTACCAGTAGCTGTCCAGTTATTACTATTAGGTGATTGATCTGTAACTCCAGCATTATCTTTAAAAATCCAATATCCAGTTGTGCCATAAGATACACTTGGTGTAGTGTTTATTGTCCACTCTCCAGTCGTTGCATCCGTGGAACCGAAAGCTGAAGGTGTATAAGCATAACCATCTGTAAAATGCACATGAGACATTAATCCATTCCAACCTGGATAAGAACCAGCACCAGTGCCATAACCACCGATAGTATGAATTCCATTTGAATTGTAACCCATATCAGAATCCTGACTAATGCTTGATCTACTATCAGTATCAAAAACAGTCTCTTCTACTCCATTTACATATACCTTTAATCTGTTAGCCGCTGTTGCTTGAGCAGTATCTAAGACAATAACTATATGGTACCAAGAAGAAGGATCTCTAAACAATCTTGTTGTATTTAAATAAGTAACGTCCCAAGCACCAATATTTAATTGAAAATCATTATGAAAATATGCTTGAAGATAACCAGTATTATTTGAAGCACTATATCCACTCCATAAATATCTGTTTGTACTTGCAACATCAGTAAATCTGACCCAAGCACTCCATGTCCATTTTTTTCTATTACCACCCGATGGTGTTCTTTGTATATATGTACTAGGCATTAGTTAAACTGCGCTCCTCCTGATGCACCGTGAGATATAATAATATTAAACTGACGGTCCGCTGTTTGGCCCTGTGCATCCGTTGCTCGTATCGTAAATGTGAACGTTGTCGTTTGCGTTGAGCCTGATTCAGTACCGGTGATTGCACCTGTACTTGTATTTAAACTTGCACCACCTGGAAGTGCTCCAGATTGTACTGCAAAACTTGTAGCATCTGTAGCCGCTACTGTAAAGTTTATAGTTCCACCATTTGCAACTGTTCCTAAATTTCCTGCAGCAGTTGTCCATGCAGGCGCATCAGATACAGTTAATAATGCAGAAGCTGATCTTGCTGCAAGACCATCACTATTTTCTACTCTTAAAAAATATGTACCATCAACTGGTAATGTAAAGTTTGCAGTTATAGAAGTTGCACTTGTAAACGTTACAGAGTTTGCAGTGACTATTGCACCTGTAGACGAATTGATTGCATCAACAGTTGGTGGCGTTGAACTATCTTTAAAATTTGTACCAGTAATCACAACGTTTGCTGCATTATTGTCAATGACAGTTGGACTAATCGATGAAATAGTTGGAAAAGTTACAGCATCTCCAAAACTTAAAGTTGCAACACCACTAGATGCACTTGCAACTTTTAAAACTTGATTTGCACTACCCACACCTGTTGGTAAAGTTATAGCAGCTCCACTAAGATTAAAAGTTTTTGTAGCTGGATTAATAAGTTTATT